ATAAATAAAAGGTGCCATGCTTCGGATGGCACCTTTTTTAACACTCGCTTAATAGGAGCACAATATGAAATTTGATACAACAAGTTTACCGCAATGGGACCGTTATTTCGTTGGTGCCGATCGTGTCATGAAGAGACTAGCAGATATTGCTGATCAATCTTCGCAGATGATGCCAATTAAATATCCTCCATACAATATTAAGAAGGTCGATGAAGATCGCTACGTAATCGAAATGGCAGTTGCTGGTTTCGGTAAGTCGGAGATTGATATTGAATTGCAAGAGGGATTGCTGAGAGTCACTGGAAAGTGTGACTCGCCTGAATCCACTGAATATCTTTACAAGGGAATTGCTGAGCGAGGATTCAAACGTGAATTCAGTCTCGCAGATAACGTCGAAGTAAAGAGTTCTAGTCTGGCAAACGGTATGCTGAAAATCTTTCTTGAGGCATTTATTCCAGAAGAAAAGAAACCCAAGAAGATTGATATTCAAGATGAAGAATATCCTTCACAAGCTGCTGAGTTTTTAGCAGAAGGTAAGACTAAGTAATTTAAATGGTGGGTGGGATTAATTCTCACCCACCAATAATAATGAATGTGAATATATGCAATGATAAACTTGACTGAAGATCTTCCTTGGAATCTATCGCATCACAGATACTGTGTTGTTGGTGTTGCAAGATCTGGAACACAACTTACTGAAGCACTACTTAACTACTCGATTAGTAAAAAGTTTGATGATGTTGTGACGCTTGAAGATTTCATGAATTTTAACACTGCTTACTTTGCCAATCTCGACATAGATGATAACAATAAATTGTCATTCAAGATGGTTACTGATGGTGATGGTAAACTGAAGATGGCAGCGAATAGAAATGTCGAACAACTTCCTGACTTAGGAAAGGATTGGATCGATAAAGTGTCGCGAGCAGATCCAACACAACCATTGACATGTCGTATATTCTTAGATGATAGATTGACGTTTATTTCTCTTGTTGATGGTCTTGAGTTTCTGAAGAAACAGAATTTTAAATTCGTGTATGTTAATCGTAACTTCGAACATAAGATGCTTAGTGCTTACTTTGCTAAGAAAACTATGATTTTCAGAAGCGGAAAAAACTCTGCCGTGTTAACAGTAGATATTCCAGAACTAAAGACGATGATCCTTGGTCGTTATCTTATGGAAGAACACAATAAAAAGGTCATGACTAATATTGTCGGCAGTCATATTGTAGTTGAATATGATGAATTGACTTCAATGGCAGCACACTTAGATGAGTCTGAGAAGAAACTGGCATTCGGAATCTTTGATCAAAAACAATTACCTCTTGATCCGTACGAACAAATTGCAAATGCTGATGAGGTGAAAGAAGTTTTTGCGACCTTTTATCCAAACGTGGTAAATCTATCCTCCCAATTACTAGGAGCAAATCGATGATGAGTGCTCCTTTCTTAACTAAATAACAATGAAGGTGAATACATGAGCAATATTAGATGTGTGAAGTTAATCAGTGGCGATGAAATTATCGCTGATATCGACGAGACAATTGAAGGTCTTGTCATTCTAAAGAAACCTGCGCAGATTATGATGATCCCGAATCAGAATAATCAATTCGGCATAGGTCTAGCACCGTTCTGCCCATACGCGAAAGATGACTTGGTTCCTCTTCGTTCTGGTGCAGTTATCACAGTTTTTGAACCAGAGACTGGTATGCTAAACGAGTATAATACTCGCTACGGTTCAGGTCTGGTTGTTCCAGAAAGTAAAATTATCATATGAAACCATTAATCGCTCTCGCACTATTTCTGATTCCAGGAACAGCATTCGCTTCTCCTTGTGATCAGTTCTATCCGAATGGTAAAGAAATCGTAGTGCCAAACACTAAGGTTCTTTGCAACTCTTTCTTCGCAGTCGTATATGATGATGACCGTAATGCAAATGTTTTCTCCACTGAGATTGCGCAAGAACGGTTGAAGAAAACTCCACGTACTGACGACTTCCGTGCTGACAAGCGCATCGCTGACTCGCCGACTCCTGCCGATTATACCAACTCTGGTTATGATCGTGGGCACATGGTTCCTGCTGCAAACGCAGACGATCCGAACGAAATGTCAGATACCTTCTTCATGACTAACATGACACCACAATTGCCATCTGTCAATCGTGTAGCATGGAAAAACCTGGAAGAACGTGTTCGTTCTGTTCCCTTCAAGTGGGTAGTTACTGGTGCGCATTATTCTGCGACGCCAAAGGTTATTGGCAAGAATAAGGTTCCAGTTCCAGATTTTCTATACAAGGTTGCATTCTTCGAAAGTGGAAATGTTGCAGTCTATATCGTAGACAATCTAGTTCCCAAGTCACAGGTTTCAACTATGAAACTGGAAGAACTTGAAGCAAAGATTGGATATAAGTTACGATAAATCCCTTTACTTTTGTTATGTTTTATAGTATAGTAGTATTTGATTGATGAGGGATTTATATGAAATTTTATACATGCGCACACCAGTATGGTTCCAAGGTTCTTGTCCGTGGAGTACATAACGGTGTGCGCTTTACCAAACGCGATGACTTCAGTCCGACCCTGTTTGTAAAATCCAAGGGTGGTGAAGAAACAAAATACAAGTCTCTGTATGGGGAAGATCTCCAACCGATTGACTTTGAAGACAACAATGCTGCCAAGCAGTTCGTCCAAACATATGGGCAAGTAGACAACTTTGAAATCTTTGGTCAGACCAACTATGGTTACCAATACATCACGAAGAAGTATCCTGGTGAAATCCAGTGGGATATGTCTCAACTTAACATTCAGACTGTCGATATTGAAACCTCAGCAGAGCATGGGTTTCCTGATGTAAACAATCCTATCGAAGAAGTTCTCCTGATCACAGTCAAGAATCTTATCACTCGACAAATCATCACATTCGGTTGTGGTGAGTTTGATGATAAGAACTCTGAGATTGTTCAGACCCTGAGAGATTCAGGCAACAAGTTTCTCTATGTAAAATGTGATGACGAACGTGACCTGCTAGAAACTTTTCTGCGTTTCTATTCTGATGATCACCCAGATATTATCACAGGTTGGAACTGTGAACTGTTTGACGTTGCGTATCTTATCTCTCGGATAGATCGTCTGTTCTGCACCGAAGAAGATACCACTATGCGCAAGAAGTTTTCGCCATGGGGTCTTGTTCGTCGCAAGAATTTGACAATCATGGGTCGCGAACATATCTCATATGATATTACTGGCGTCGCAGTTATCGACTATCTCGATCTCTATAAGAAGTTTACGTATACTCGACAAGAGAGTTACAAGTTGGATCACATTGCCAAGGAAGAACTTGGTAAGAAAAAACTTGAGCATCCATATGAAACATTCCGTGAGTTTTACACCAAAGACTGGACACGGTTCGTCGAGTATAACATCATCGACGTTGAGATCGTTGATGAACTTGAGCGCAAGATGAAACTGATTGAACTTGTGCTCACTATGGCATACGATGCTAAGTGTAATTATACGGATGTGTTCTCACAGGTTCGCACGTGGGATTGTATTATCTACAATCACTTGCATGATCAAAATATCCAGATTCCCCAGAAGAAAGAAAACAGGGGTAGGACTATTGAAGGTGCGTATGTGCAAGAACCAAAGGCAGGAAGGTATGACTGGGTTGTTTCTTTTGATGCCACCTCGCTGTATCCATCAATCATCATGCAATATAACCAATCACCAGAGACTTTCGTTCAGGGTGTGGTAAAAGATACAACGGTCAAGGGATTGCTTGGTCATAACTATGACCTCGAGGATCTCAAACAAGATGATGTTTGCATGACTGCCAATGGTTATTGCTATACTCGTAAGAAGATGGGAATGTTTCCTGAGATTGTTCAGAAGTTCTTCGATGACCGACAGCGGTATAAGAAACTGATGATCATTGCTCAGAAAGAATATGAAGAAACCAAAAATCCCAAACTAAAGAATGACATCTCGAAGTATAATAACTTCCAGATGGCAAGAAAGATTCAGTTGAACTCACTGTTCGGTGCGTTGGCGAATGAATATTTCCGTTACTATGATGCTCGTATTGCCGAGGGCATCACTACGACTGGTCAGTATATTATTCAGGAAGTAGGTAAGGCACTTGACGTCTATCTTAACAAGGTCGTAGGAACAAATGGACACAACTACTCTTTCTACAGTGATACTGATTCTTGCTATATTTCCTTGGACCCTCTTGTTCGTAAGTTTTATGGCAATCTATCACGTGATAAACTCATTGACGTTCTCGATAAAATCTGCGAGGAGAAAATCACAGAGGCAATCAACAAGAGTTGCGATGGACTTGCGGACTACACGAATGCATTTCAAAAGAAAATTGTATTCAAACGTGAGGCAATCGCAGAACGTGGTCTCTGGGTTGCGAAGAAAAGGTATGCGCTCAACGTCTACGATAATGAGGGTGTCCGATACAAAGACCCGAAACTTAAAGTCATGGGTCTCGAGATCGTTCGTTCTTCCACTCCAGCACCTGTTCGCGAAAGTCTCAAGGAAGCAGTAAGACTATCATTGACTACAGATGAGGTAACTCTACAGAAGTTTATTGAGCACACTCGTGGGTTGTTTAATAAAATGGAACCTGAAGATATTGCTTTCCCACGAAGTGTCAATGGACTTGCTAAGTATACATCAAGAGCAGACATCTACGCAAAGGGAACACCGATGCATGTTCGTGGTGCGTTGATGTATAACTATTTGCTTGAGAAGCACAATCTTACTATGAAGTATGAAGCAATCCAAGAAGGCGAAAAGATTAAGTTCCTATACTTGAAGGAACCAAATACTATTCGCGAAAATTGTATTGGATTTATTGGTAAAATTCCAAAAGAGCTTGACATTCATAAGTATGTAGATTATAATACAATGTTCAATAAGAGTTTTCTTGAACCATTAAAACAAATTGTAGAAGGCATTGGTTGGAATACAGAACCAGTTGCCACGTTAGAGGATATGTTTACATGAATGCACTAATCGATAAAATTAAAAAGAACAGCACCATTAAGGAGACTAACGTTCTCTCTAAGAGTAAGTTGTTCAGTACTAAGGATCTGATCCAAACATCAGTTCCTGCTTTGAACGTTGCTCTGTCAGGTAAACTTGATGGTGGATTGACTCCAGGATTGACTGTCTTTGCTGGTCCATCGAAGCACTTCAAGACAGCGTTTGCTATGATGCTGGTGAAGAGTTTCCAGACTAAGTATCCCGACGGTGTCATTCTGTTCTATGACTCGGAGTTTGGCGCACCACAGTCATACTTTGAGAACTTTGGTATCAATACTGACATGGTAATTCATACACCAATCACTGACATTGAACAGTTGAAGCATGATGTCATGCAACAAATCAATCAGTTCGAACGTGCTGATAATGTTATGATTGTTGTTGACTCTGTTGGTAACTTGGCATCTAAGAAGGAAGTCGATGATGCGCTCGACGGTAAGTCGGTTGCTGATATGACTCGTGCCAAGCAGATGAAGTCACTGTTCCGTATGATCACTCCACATCTTACCATTAAGGACATTCCCATGGTCGTGGTCAATCATACATACATGGAAATTGGTATGTTCCCGAAGGCGATTGTGTCTGGTGGTACTGGTATCTACTACTCTGCTGACAATATCTTTATCATTGGTCGCCAGCAAGAGAAGCAAGGATCTGAGGTTGTTGGTTACAACTTTATCATCAACGTCGAGAAGTCTCGGTATGTTCGTGAGAAGTCAAAGATCCCGATTGAGGTGACGTTCGAAGGTGGTATCAGCAAGTGGTCTGGTTTGCTTGATATTTCCCTCGAATCTGGTCACGTTGTGAAACCGAGCAACGGTTGGTACCAACGTGTTGGTGAAGACAAGAAGTATCGTCTCAATGACACCTACAACAAAGAGTTCTGGATGCCGATTCTCACCGACCCGACGTTCGGTGAATGGATTGAGAATCGTTATCGCATGGGCAATGGACAAATGATGGAGGGTGACAATGTGGACATTTCTGACGAAGATATTTCAGAAGAATACGAAAATCAAGATATGTGATCAGTGTGGGGTCGTTCTGAAAAAGAATGACCCTGCTATTTGCCTTCACGGTATCGAAGAAGGTCTCGAGTATGAGATGTTTGTGTGTGAACCATGTTGCATTAAAATTGCAAATGAATATGATGAGATAGAGGAATTAAAAATTGCAGAAGATCGAGACGATTATACTGAGTAAATTGTTTTCAGATGAAGACTATGCTCGTAAGGTTATCCCATTCATAACACCAGAATATTTCCATGACACGTCTGAACGCAAGATTTTTAATTATGCCAGAGATTTTATCGAGAAGTATAATTCACTTCCGACAGTCGAAGCAATTGAAATTGCGGTGCAGAATGACCGTGGCATAAACGAAAATGAATTTAAAAGTATCAATGAAAAACTGACACATCTAGATGATTCCCTGGATGTGAACGACAAGTGGTTGCTAGAAGAAACTGAGAAGTTCTGTAAGGACAAGGCAGTATACAATGCAATCATGAAATCGATTCAGATTATCGATGGTGAAGATAAGCAACATACTCAAGATGGTATTCCCTCTATTCTGCAGGATGCGTTGAGTGTATGTTTCGATAATAATGTTGGTCATGATTATCTTGACAACTCGGAATCACGATATGACTTCTACCATCGTGTTGAGAACAAGTTACCGTTCGATCTTGACATGTTCAACAAGATTACTAATGGTGGTCTGCCAAATAAGACACTAAACATTGCGCTTGCTGGTACTGGTGTTGGTAAGTCTCTGTTCATGTGTCACATGGCAGCAGGTGCTTTGGGTCAAGGTAAGAACGTTCTGTATATCACCATGGAAATGGCAGAAGAACGTATCGCTGAACGTATCGATGCGAACTTGATGAATGTTAATATCCAGGATCTTAAGGATCTGTCAAAGTCCATGTTCGATAATCGTATTGATAAGATTAAGAAAAAGACTGAGGGTAAGTTGATCATCAAGGAGTATCCAACTGCCAGTGCGCATGTCGGTCACTTCAAAGCATTGTTAAATGAACTACAACTGAAGCGCAACTTTAGTCCAGATATTATCTTCGTTGATTATCTTAACATCTGTGCATCCAGTCGGTTCAAGGCAGGAGCAGGTGTAAACTCTTATACATATGTGAAAGCGATTGCTGAAGAACTTCGTGGGTTCGCAGTTGAGTTTGATTTACCTGTTGTTTCTGCCACTCAAACTACTCGTGGTGGATATGCGAACAGTGATGTGGATCTAACTGATACTTCGGAATCGTTCGGTCTGCCTGCGACTGCCGATTTAATGTTTGCTTTAATCTCGACTGAAGAACTTGAGAACATGGGTCAACTTATGGTTAAGCAGTTGAAGAATCGGTATAATGACCCTGCTATAAATAAAAGGTTCATGGTTGGTATCGACCGTGGTAAAATGAAACTGTTCGATCTAGAATTATCTGCGCAACAAGGTATCACCGACTCAGGACAAGATGCTGTTCCTGTGTTTGAGCGGACTCCATCTGGATCTCGCACGAGGGAGTTGTCTAAATTTGACTTCTAATTTTATAGAACTATATCCGAACGTATTGACTGCTGCGGAATGTGCCGAGGCATGCGATAGAATCGATGATATTATTTCTCGCCCAAATCCAGGGAATTCTTGTATTCTTTCGGATGATGCAGGCAGAACTGATTGGAATATCTTTAGAGGATGCTATGGTTCATTGAAACCGACAGAGGATAAGATAATGGAAGCGTTGGCCCGTGGTTGGCGCAAGTATAATACTACATATTCTGCAACTTCTAAATCAGTCTATGAAGTATTGTCATCAGGATGGAAATTCCAGCGATCGGAAGATGGTGGCGGATTTCATCAATGGCATCATGAACAAGGTTCTGGTAGAGAATCCCCAGGAAGGTTTGCAGTCTGGATGATATACTTGAATGATGTTGAAGAAGGTGGAAAAACTGAATTTAAACATCAGGAACTGGCATTCACACCTACTGCTGGAACACTGGTTATATGGCCTGCTGCATATACTCACATCCACCGAGCAAATCCAGATCTAGTCGGGAAAAAGTATATTGCAACAGGGTGGTTTGTTTATCCTGAAAGAAATAAATTCCGAGAAAAGACTTGACAAAATCCAATAAGTATAGTATAGTTAAAAAGTAATTGGTGCCATAGCTCAGCTGGATAGAGCAAGAGCCTTCTAAGCTCTAGGTCGTAGGTTCGAATCCTACTGGCATCACCATTTTATAATAAGAGGATAGATTATGACTGAAGAAACTGAAACCCAAGAATTGAACCTGAAGTTGGTCGCAACCACGTTGGTGTGGACAAATGCAGGAACAGAAGATATGCCTCTGTGGAGAGCATCTGGCGGTAAAGAATATATTATTGCTAGATTCAATCACGAACCGACACTACCAGAGATCGGTAAGGTCATGGATTCTAAGCGACATATGATCGAGAATCACTATCCACAACTTCATGAAACTCTTTCGGGTTGGCAACTGTATATTAATGAAATGATGACGCATAATGAATACATGCAGTATCACTTGACACAGTCAGTAGACTTTCCTGCGACTGACTTGACTGTTGTTGATGCCTCTGAGGAGATGGCAGGAATTGTCGCGCAATAATATAACAATAATTCAAACATATTACAATGAAAGATCCCTCCTCGAAACTCAAATCGAGAGATGGAACTACTATAATACTCCAGTAAATATTATATTAATTGATGATGGTTCTCAGATAGAACCTGCATTAAATGTTCTTAGAGAACACACATTAAATGATAATATTAATTTTTCATTGTATAGAGTTACTGAAGATATTGGATTCAACAGTCATGGATGTCGCAATCTTGGCGCAAGGTTGGCACAATCTAACTGGTTATTGTTTCTAGACATAGACTACACACTACAACCATCCGATCTTGAAAGATTACAAGAAGAAACCCTCGATCTTAATTCTTGGTATGAACTTAATGCCAAGTTTAAAGGTCGAGGAGACACGTATATGGCATTAAATCAATTTCTTATACCGAAAAAACTATTCTTGGATTCTGGTGGATATAATGAATCGTTTGTGCCATTCCATTATGGGGATCGTGAACTGTTATCTCAACTTGAACAAGACTATCAAAAAATCAATTTAGATTGGTTGGTTTTGACGTGTCGACGTGGCGGTAGAAAGGCAAAGGTAGATGATACTATTAAGATTCCAATCTATGATGATGAGAACATGGTATTCCACACCCCACGGTTTGAGATAGAATCTATTGTGCACACAGACACTAAGTTGAATTTTACATGGGAAAGAATTGTTATAAATAGGGGGTAACATTATATTAGGATCCCTATGCAAAGTTTCATATCATTCCTTTCTGAAGCAGCAATTCTTCACATTGAGCATCCATCCGATAGATTATTCGATGGACCACAAGCAGCAAAACATGCACTGAGAACTCTGAAGCAGGTTTCTTCGAGCAAAGCACCAAGCATGACTCGTAAGATTGATGACAAAATGTCATTCAATGTTATTCGTAGAGCAGACGGTAAAGTCGGTGTTAAGTATAAGGGAACTGGTTCCTCTTACAATTTCTCCCAAGATGATATTGAAAAGCAGCATGGTCATAAACCATACCTCGCTAAACCTCTGGGATTACTATTACAACATCTTCCTAAAGTTATTCCGCATACTCCAGGTGAGTATCAGGGCGGATACATGTCAGATCGAGAATCTAGAGAGCATGAAAATGGTGTCATCTCTCACACACCAAACACAATTAAATATGCCACAGATGCTGATAGTCCTGAGGGTAAAGCACTTGCCAAATCTAAAGTAAGTGCTGTAATTCACAGCAAACTAACTTCCGCTGGTGCCAAACCGCTGGCAAGTCTAG